CAACGGTCACCACGACCGGCAATTCCAACATCACCATGAATGGCACGTCTTACTGGAGCGGCATGACATTCAGTTGCGGCACGACCGCCGTCAGTCCCAATTTCTTTGTCAATGGCACGGGGAATGTTTTCACGAACTGCAAGTTTGCCACTCCCGCAACGGGCGGGTTTTCAGCCATCGTCCTGAGTGCTGGCGGGGCGGTTAAAACCATTGTGGAAAATTCGACAATTGCCTTTGGCAATACCGGACATCAATTGTCCGTATCAGGGATTCTCATCTGGAAGAACACGTCCGCGGCAATCCAGGGCGCTACCGTGCCGACTTCCCTGTTCGCCTCTACCGCGAGCGGCATAATTTTTCTGGAGGGCATTGATCTCAGCGCCCTGGGCAGCGGCAAATCGCTTGTCACGCTGCCGGGGAAAGTTCTGCTCAAGGACTGCAAGTTGGGCGCTTCCGTTTCCGCCGTCACGGGAGCGCTAACATCGGACGGCGGAACTTATGTAAGGCTGATCCGCACCGATAGCGGCGATACCAACTATCGAACGGAATCCTATGACTTTTTCGGTACGCTCACCACCGAAACGACGGTTGTGCGGACTGGCGGCGCAACGGACGGCACGACGGCGATAAGCTGGAAGATCGTCACGACGGCGAATAGCAGATGGGAATATCCCTTCGAATGCCTGCCGATGTCGATCTGGAACGAGACGATCGGCAGCGCCATCACCGTCACTGTTCAGGGCATCTGGGGCGGTGGCGCGGTGCCGCTCAACGACGAGATCTGGATCGACGTCGAGTATCTCGGCACATCGGGTTTTCCTCTGGCATCCAAAGCAACCAGCACCAAGGCCGACGGACTAGCGACGGGAACGAACATTGCCGCCGGGTCCGGCACCTGGGGCGGCTCGACGACCAAGTTCGCGATGAGTGCCACCATTACGCCGCAGGAGAAAGGACCGCTGACGATCTATGTGAAGGCGGCGAAGGTGAGCAGCACGTTCTACGTCGACCCTAAGCCGATCGTGACGTGAGGGCCAGCCGATGGCCTGGTTGATCGTCGGCGTTTCGACTTCGGTCGAGGTTACGGCGACCGGCCACACGCTGACCGTCCCGGCCGGCGTGGCGGCGGGTGATCTGCTTGTTGCGTGCATATCCTCGCGCATCGCCTCGACCACTTCGATTACGCTGCCAACCGGTGGCGAATGGACGCTGGTCGGCGAGCAGAAGGCCAACAACGTCCTGACGACATCCTCGGCGTTGCCATCGGCCATGATGGCTTACTGTGTGCGGGGTGCATCGAATCCGAACCTGACATTCACGCATCCGACCGCGCCATCGGTGGCAATAGGCCACATCGTCGCTTATCGGGGCAATGCGGCGGTCAGTCCGCGCGACGGCGCCGCCGCAGCTGCCACCACAGCAATCAATATCACAGCAGTCAGTCTTGCCGGTCTGACCACGACGGTAGCGGATGACCTGATCATCGCGCTTGCCGCTGGCGGGCAGGAAGCGACATGGACTTCCTTCAATGCGACATCGCCATCAGGTGCGAGCGGCACGACCGATACCACCACGGCACCCTCGGCAACTTGGCGGAAACGGGCGGAAATCATCACGACGACCGGCGGTGATACTTCGCTTGGCATCTTCGATGCGGTGAAGACGGCCGCCGGGGCGACTGGCAATTTCACGGTCACGGCCTCCATTGCGGCCGGTCATTCCATCGTTGCCGGAGCATTCAAGATCGGCGTAGCGGTCAGCACCAGCGTCAGCGGCCAGGCGGTCATAGCATCAGTTGGCGCGGCTAGCGTTACTGCAATTCAGAACGTCAGCACCAGCGTCAGCGGCCAGATTATTGCGGCATCAATCGGCAATGTCTCGGTCATTGCCATCGTGCCGCCTACGGACCGGCAATACAGTCTCGGTGGGCCGCTGGGTGCGAGCTTCGTCTCGGAAACAGCCAGTCGGTCCTATGCGCTGTCCAGCGGTTATATCGCGGAAACGATCACACCGCCGGGGCCGTCTCCAAATATCAACGTTACCGTTACCGGCCAACAGGTCGCTGCTTCGGTAGGCATCGCATCGGTGACGACGGCAGGAAATGTCACCGTCTCCGTAACAGGCCAGTCCGTCACGGCATCGGTCGGAACAGCAGATGTCATTGCAAAGCAGAACATCACCACCGGTATCACCGGGCAATCAGTCACAGCTGCGGTCGGCACGGCGACGGTCGATGCCGCGATCGCGGGAGGTCCGTCACGCCAGTATTTCATCGGCTCGCCGCTTGGCGCGACTTATGTCAGCGAAACGGGCAGCAACAGTTATGCATTGCCGGCCGGGTACGTCACCGAGACTGCGGTGGCATCCCCGAATGTCGTGGTTTCCGTTGCCGGCCAGGCCGTGAATGTTTCGTGTGGATCCGTCACTGTCACGGCGGCCGCCACCGGACTGATCTCCGTCTGGACCGGCAGCGCATGGGTCGACAAGCCAATGATGGTGTGGACCGGCAGCGCATGGGCGCAGAAGCCGGTCAAGCACTGGAATGGATCAACATGGCTATGAAACCGGGACATCGCCAGGCCAGGCCGGCGCTGACGATCGTCGATAATCCCTATTATTCGGCCGACCATCCGGAAAGCCGGGACAATCCGCGTCAGGTCGAGGCAGTTGTGAATTTACGTGAATGGATCTTGGCGACGCTGGCCGCCCATGGCGTGCTCGACGCCGACCAGGTGGCGGCGGCCTTCCGCTTCCGCAATGCCTGGGAAACCGTCAAGGGAGCCCGCCAGGCGTCGTTTGGCTTTTCCGAGTGGATTGATGCGGGCTGCCGCCCACCGGGCCTCAGCGAGCGCCGCTTGGCCGCTGCGGGCCACTTGAGGCAAAGCCGAAGGCTGCTTGGCGCGCATGGTTATCATCTGGTCAGCCGGATCTGCGGCGAGGGCTTCCATGTCCGCGATCTCTACCCGACACGGCGGGCGCGGGACACAGCGACCGATTTATTGCGCATCCACCTCACCGCACTAGCGCAGCTATGGCATTGACACGCGCGCACGTTTGCGGGACTCATAGTGCATTCCCAAAAATTGTGAGCAGAACAGATGCCCGCCAAATTCGGCGCAGGCCAGCTGATCGAGCTGGTCGCTTTTGATCGCCGCGAGATAATTGACGATGGCTTCGGAAATGAGGTTGCCGGCGACTGGCAAGAACAGTTCCAGCACCGCGCCAAGTTCATCCACTTGAGAGGATCTGAGACTGTGATGGCCGGCCGGCTGGAAAGCCACGGCTCCATCATCATGCAGGTGCGCGTCTCGGATGACACACGGCAGATTGCCGTTGACTGGCAGGCGCGCGATGTGCGCCGCGGCACCTCCTACAACATCCGCGAGGTGCAGGAGGACAAGAGCCGGGCGGTGTTCGATCTGCTCGCCGAGTCGAACGTGGCGACCGGCTAAAAAAATGACCTGCATTTCCTGCCAGGAACGGCGCGAGGCGATCGCGAGGATCGCGGCGCAGATCGGCACCATCGTCTTTGGCCGCAAGCGCGTCCTGGCCGCGCCGGAAAAGAAACCGGAGGAAAAGCCGGAGGAAAAGAATGGCAAATCCGGAACTTGAAATTCAGGGCGCCATCGTGACCCGGCTGAAGGCGGATTCCGCTGTCGCCGCGCTGGTCAATGGGCGCGTTTATGACAGCGTGCCATCTGGGGCGACCTTCCCCTACATCACCATCGGCCCGGTCGATTCGGTGGATGACGATGCCGACTGCATCACCGGCCTCCTGGTGGCGCAGCAGATCGATGTCTGGTCAAGAGCGGTCGGCACTCCCGAAGCCAAGAAGATCGTCGACGCAGTGCGCGCCGCATTGCACGACCAGGAAGCGGCGCTGCCGCTTGCCAGCAATGGCATGGCTTATTTCGAGCACCGCAACAGCCGCATTTCCCGCGATCCGGACGGCCTGACGAGTCACGGGGTTCTTTCGTTCGAGGCCGCCATTCAAAGGAGTTAATGCGATGGTACAACCGACCGTTGCCAAGTATGGCAAGATGCTGATCGAACTGGGCGATGACGCCACGCCGCCGGTTTATGCGGCGCCTTGTGGCTTCACCAGCAAGGGTGTCACGATTTCCAAGAACCTGCAGGAGATTAATTTACCCGACTGCGACGATCCTGACGCACCAACTTGGGTCGGCCGCACCGTGCAGAGCCAGACCGCCGTCATTACCGGCGACGGTGTGGCGGCGGCAGAGTCTGTCCCCGACTGGGACGACGCGGCCATGAGCACCGACAGCGTGCCGATGCGGGTGACGATCGACTTCGGCGCCGGCCACGGCAAGAAGGTGATCGAAGGCAAGTTCCACGTCGATTCGGAAGCCTATGCCGCTGATAGTGGCGGCTACGTGACGCTGGCCATCAATGCCCAGTCGGATGGCGCCGTCACTGCCACCTGGACGGCGACGCCATGATCAGCGACGGATCCGCGGTTCTGAAGGCGGGCGGCCGCGACTGGTCGTTCCGCCTGACTGTCGGCCAGTGGATGAAGTTGCAGCAGATCTTCGGCGGCGGGCCGAACAAGGTATCGAGCCGCTTCGGCAGTGACGATTGGCAGATCGAGGATGTGCGCGAGGTGATCGAGCGCGGCCTTGAAGGTGGCGGGCTGTCGGTCAACGAAGCGCGCGAAACGGCAACGCAGATCATGGACTGCCAGCCGCTCGACGCGAACTATCGCCTTGCAATGGACGTGCTCGGCGCAGCCTGGACCGGCCTGGATGAATATTTAAAAAAAAGAGCCGACGTCGAAGCGACGACGATCGCCCTATCGCGGATCGCGACGGGCAATGGGACTTCGCCCGACTTCTCGGAATCGGCGTCCTTGCCGGTATCCAGCCGTCCGAAACGAAAACGCTCAGTCTCGGCGAGTTCTTTGGCGTGATCGATGTCTGGGCTGAAGCGCATGATATTC